TTTACTCCTGTCGCATCGTAATAATCACAATAAGAGCGGCAAAAATAAACATCTTTTTCAGGTTCCGGAACTTCGCCGTTCGCCGCCATTTCTTGAAGATTGGCAATCCACGCCAAGCCTTGCTGAGCCATCTCGGGATCATAAGGCTCGGTGTGTTCTCGAACATCTTCGGATTCGCCATCACGCGCCACTGCTACAAGGGTGACTGTTTCTACCGGATAGCCATTCTCACTTACAAGATAGCCATAAAGTTGAACCTGCATCCTTTGTTGGAGCGAAGGAAAGTAGCGAAGGGACTTTTTCTTTGTTGTTTTCCAGTCCACGATCTGTTGTTTATCTTTAATGTAGAGATCGACATGGCCCCGCAACCCTTCGATTGCGAACTCCTGCTCGATCATAAAGTTATCCCCGAACGGATCTTCTCGCTTGATCGCTTCGGCAATTCCGGCGTGAATAAATGTCCCGAGTATCGCGGGTAATTTATCCGTTGGATTTACCTTCGGGGCCTGCGTGATATTCATAAACACGCGCCGCTTACAATCGCCAACGGCTGACGGACCGATGTCGATTTGTAAAGATCTGTCGCGCTGAGCATCATGTCCGGCCAGCGCTCCAACCAACATTTTCTTAATATCGCTCACGAAGCATCAAATCCTGTGCGAACCGAAGTTCCGATCGAGCGAGCAATATCTACCTGAACTCTAAGGCGAGCCACATTTGCCCGATTAGCCTTGACGGTCGCTTCAGATTCGGCAAGCGCCATGTGAGAATCTTTGTTATCAAGGAGTGCAATATCTTCGCGCTCCTGCACCGTGTAATTCCTACCAGTAGGTGAAGATATTTGCGCTAACCCCATGCGGGAAGTAGCCATCGCAACTTCGTAATATGCCTTGTGTTGATGATAAGCGGCTTCAGCATCTACGAGATCGTTGTGCGCCTCGTCGATTAACTTGCTGAGATCCTTGAGGCGGGTTTCAACTTGCACAGGGGTGACTACGCTCACTTTTTCTCACCTAACGCAATCTGAGCGCAAATATCCTGCACTTGCAGAGCGACATTCTCGATACCCGCTTTGACGATCACTTTTCGATTATTAGTGAAATCGAGAGCGCAGATCTGATCGTAAATATCGAGGCGGATCTCTGCCTCAAGGCGAGCCGTCATCTTTGCAAGTTGCTGAGCGAGGAACTCGTCAGTTTTTGCTCCGAGGATTAACTTGCCGTTGTTGATTTCCCAGTGTTGTTTAGTTTTGCAAAACAGTTTCATAACATCATCCCATTCTCGGCGTATCGCCATACGATGCACCGGTTGCCTTTTTCGTTATCTCTAGTTGTGCCGCTATCTATTACGAAGCCATCTGTTACGAGGGATCCGCGAATCGGTCGTACTGTATTGCCATCTAAGTGGAGATACTTCTCGATCTCATTATCAGTTAAGCCGGTGAGTCCTCGGTTGATGAAAAGTTCATAGACTTTGCGGCGAAGTGATCCAACTTTCGGCTCGATCTTCTCCCTTGCCTCTATTGAGGTGCGTTGTGTCGTCATCCTGCCAACTCCTGAACTCTTCGATTGAGCGCGTCCTTTAGCGTTGTGCCTTTGATCGAGAAGTCTAAAAAATCCTTCTGTTCTGCCCATATTTCACGAAGTCGGGAAACTTCGTTGGTTTTGTAGATCTCATCCAGAACAATCTCAAGTTTGTCCAATTCCTCCGGAGTTAATGTGCGAACCGCGTAAAGATTCTTTCGAGGATTCTTTTCATAGCGCTCAACCTTTTCCATCTCTTCGCGTGATGGGCGCTTATTGCCGGAGAAGATAAAGTTGGCGAGTGCGCGGCCAATCGCTGAGGTTTCGCATACTTCGAGAGCGGAAGTCTTGGTGACCATTGAAGAGCCAACAATCTCCTCAGCCATTCCGCTAGTCACGGAGCGCTGATCTTCTCGATCGGTGTAGATCCAAGCCTGAACAATGAATCGAGAATCGTCGTTGTGCATAATCTGGGTATGAATTCGCCCGTTTGGGAACTGCTCCCAAAACTTTTTGATTCGAGATTCGACTGTGTCGTAATCCTCGAGGTTGAAGCGACCCGCCATTTATTTGCCTTCCTTTTCTAGTTTGGTTTTCTTGGTTGTTTTCTTTGCGTACTCGATAGCGACATCGACCAATCGCATCCCGTAAAATTGTTTTGCATGGCTATAAGGAACTCCGACCAATCCATCGGTGAGTTGATAAGCCTCAAACTTTGTAATGAGATCAGGCACTCCGAGTTCGCGCCACTGCATTAGATACTTAAATGCTTTTTGACCTTCGCGTTTTGTGTGAGTCATGTTATGCACTTACCTTAATCTCAGACCAGCACCATGAGCAAAATCCCTCACGGGTTGGGCGGGGAGTTCCTTGTGTGTTGGCGATGGAATTCCAATTCTTAGCCTGAGAGTCTAAGCACTCAGGACGATCGCAAACTTGTAAAGATGCACCCATTTCAGCGCGCTGAATATATTTTCCGTTAATGCGAAGATTGGTATCCAATTCACCGCATAGCATTTGGCTAAGGTTTAGAATGAACTCGCGCTTTTCTTCGCTTGTTGCTTTGCTTTCAGATTGAACATTGAGTGCACGGATAATAAGATCAAGTTCTTCCGCTGTAAGTCCTACGCTTGCCTTGAACATTTTGTTGCCTTTCTGTTGGGATCCGTTCTCTCGGATCTGTTAAAAGGAACAGTAGCCCATAAATTACGAAAAGGGAAGATCCTGCCCATTTCTGCCCGTCGGCGCGGCGCGGGGATTTATGCGAGGATTGAGCCATGATCCGAGTCCAAATCTCCCTGTGGAGCCTTGCCGTCATGGTTGAGGCTGAATTGAAGTATCCCGATCAGATCGACGATATTGTTAACCGCGCCTCTACACTCTTTGTAACGGGGCTTATGGCGGCCAAAAATCAGGATCTAGACATCACACAAGTCAATTTTATCGACCTCGGGGATGAATCATCCGCCGAAGAGGATTAGACGAATTGGGTGAAAATGTCTATATTTCCGCCCGAGAAATTGTCGCATTGGATGGCCGCTTCGATCGCTTTTCTAACCAAAACTGCCGCAACTTCAGGGAATTCCACATCCTCCGCGCCTAGAGCCTTGAGCGCTCCGAGAGCATAATCTCCGCCGGATCCAGCCCTGTAAAGTTTGCTTGTCGATGTTTCCCACGAATAATCATCTGAAACCTTGAATATCTGCCCTCGGACGGCAACTAACAAATTGTTATCGAGGCGGACTGTTTCATCTTCTTTTTTCCACTCAGATCCGGCGTCTAATAATTTCCGGCGAAGGGATGGAATGAAGAGTCGAGTCATATAACTTTCCGGCGATCCACGGAATCGAGGCGCAGTCCATCCATGTTCGAGGATATTCAATCCGCGAACGGCACCTGAACCGGCAATAAAAGTCGGTCCGTTTTGGAAAATCTTAGGATCTCGGACATAAATGAATTCACCGTTTGTATCACTTGCCTTTGAGTCGGCTCCTAATACGCACCAGCCGTCGCCTTGAATTCCTACGAGGGTAGTCATTACTCAAGCCACAACCGGTATTCGGAAGTTACGCGACCCTTCTCAGGATCAACGAAGTGCAAGCGCTGAGAGGCTTCGCCATTTGCGGCAAGAAGATCACGAGCGTATCTGTTGCCAGTCTCAACTGCTCCGGACATAAACACAGATCCTTCGCCGTTGGCCATATTCCACGACTGATGCTGATGGTAATGACCGATATAGAGGTCGCGAAAATCAAATCCCTTAGTGATCTCATCAACTTCATCGAAGAACTTATACGCGCCGGATTTCCAACGATCGGCAAAACGCACGATTGTTGATGCGGTTCCCCAACGGATTTCGTCTCCATGAATGAGCAACGCTTTATAGTTTCCAATAGTCACGCGCTGAATGTCCTCCTTGGTCATTTGCCAAGTAAGGCGCTTCTCATCTCTAAGTGCTTGCCCTGCGAACATATAAGTCAATTTGTCCCAGTTAATATCTTTAGGCAATTCGCCAAACTTTCCAATGCGACCGTGGTTGCCCGGTTCGCAAATAACTGTAACTTTCTCAAAATTAGCAAGAAGTGTGCGAACTATGTCGATCAAAATACGCGAAGCCTCAACAAATTGAGTCATGATGTCTGAGTCAACTTCATAAACTTGCGCAGGGAAGATTGTTGTATTTTCAACAATATCTCCGCCAAGCATGAGGACAATCTCTTTGACCGGATGATCTGCTCGCTGAATGTCTGCAATCCGGATTGTTTTTTCAACTGATTGCTTTACAAGGCGCTCGCACTCTTTAGTGTTATATGTGAGAGTTTGCTTGCCTAATTGCCAGTCAGTCGAATGTAGAAGGGCAACCTCTCCTCGTTTCTTTCGAGAATCTTTAATAGGAGTTGGAACGGGCAAAACCGGCCCATGTGACAACATCGCATCATGGGCGGCATTAACTACGGCTTGCGTAAAGTCTTCTTTGTTTCTTTTAAGATCAGCAATAGTTTTCTGAGATCTTAAAAGGGCTCTGCGAAGTTCATTAACATCTTGCGATTCCGGCTCGGGGATATTTTTTAGTCGGTCGCTGAGGCTCATTCGATCCCCATTATGTCTTTACCGTGTTTCGTGTAACCCTCTTTATCGAGCCACGAATCATTTTTGTAAGGGTTGTAGAAAAGACGAACGGACTTAAGTGCATCCATCATCAACGCAACTTGATACGCAGGAATATCGTCCTCAAGTTTTAAGAATCCAGCCCATACGCGACCAATAGCAGTGAACTCAATAAACGCGTCGCCGTACTCATCTAAGCGTTCTTCGAGGATTTCATCTACTCGACTACGGGGCATTTGCATCGTCCATTTCTA